ACCGTCACCTATGCATTTCTGTATGGTGCCGGAGATATAAAAATAGGTCACAGTTATGACAAACAACTTTCACAGTCAAAGGCTAAGAAGAAGGGAAAAGAAATCCGTAAAGCTTATATTGATGCCATTCCAGGTCTTAAAGAGTTGTTGGAAGCAGTACACAAAGCTAGTGAGAGGGGTTATGTTTATGGATTGGACCACCGTAAGCTCCTCGTTGACTCGAGGCATAAGTCTCTCAACTACCTCTTACAAGGATCGGCAGCGTCGATCGCCAAAAGATGGATGGTACTAGCCCATGAACATATCAAAGAGATGGATCTATGCTGCAGTCAGCTCGCTTTTGTTCATGACGAGCTACAGTTTGAATGTACACCAGAACATGTTGATGACCTCAAATCTCTTCTTGTTTTTTCCGCTGTTGAGACGGGAGAGTACTATAAAATGCGAATCCCAATAGCAGCAGAAGCCAGTGATGGTTTAAATTGGGCAGACACCCACTAATGTATGAAATTATTAATCGATGCGGATTTCATCGTCTACAAAAATTGCGCTGCAGCAGAAACTGAACTTGATTTTGGTAATGATGTTATCGTTGTCACTTCTAACTTCAGTGACGCTTATACCGCAGTATCTAGAGAATTATCCAGAATTCAAAACAAATTTGGGACATTCTCTGATCTAATACTGTTCTTTTCAGACAGTGTAAATTTTAGGAAGAAAATTTTACCCTCATATAAAGGTCACCGCAATCGGAAGAAGCCGTGTGGCTACAAACGTGTCATTGAGAAATTAAGAAAAGAGTATAAGGTTATTTTAAAACCTACTCTTGAAGCTGACGATACCATGGGCATTTATGCTACTAAGTACCCTGGTAATTGTATTGTGTCTCCTGATAAAGACATGAAACAAATACCGGGTCAGTTATATAACCTTGATGAGACATTCACAGTCAGTCCTGAGGAGGGTGCTAAATGGCATCTGATTCAATCCCTGGCTGGAGATCAAACAGATGGATACGCCGGAGTCCCAGGTATTGGGGTGAAACGTGCAGTATCCTTATTCGAAGAGCATGGTTACAGTTGGAAAACTGTAGTCAAAGCATTTAAAGATAAAGATTTAACAGAAGAAGAAGCTCTAGTTAATGCTAGACTTGCACGTATCCTTACCTCTAACGATTATGACTTCCAAAACAAGCAACCCATCTTATGGTCTCCCGCCGCCGATTACGAAATTAACGACGGAACAAGACTTCAAAATGCGGCAACTTGAGCTTGTCTTAGCAAAAGATGAAACACGTAAGGATGATCTTATCACTGTATTTTTAGCACTACAGAAACAAAATTTTGTGCTAATCAATTCACTCACCAATTTAGTTGAAAAATGGCCAAAGGTCCGTCCTACTACCAACGAGGATCTTACGATGTTTGGGATTTTATTAGAGACCAAGGATTAAATTTCCATCTCGGTAATGCTATTAAGTATATCTGCAGGGCAGGTTACAAGGATAGCAAGATACAAGACTTAGAAAAAGCTATTCATTATTTAGAAAACGAACTCACCCATGAAAAAGACCTTTATTTCAGATCAAGCCAAGGAATTCCGTACAAAATACAATCTTCAGAGCTCGAGAGGACGCACCAAGCGTTCTTATCAGAAGAATCTGATCGTAGAGGAATTTAAGGAATTCTTGGAAGCTGATGGTTTACTCTTCAGAGATAATCTAAAGATAGAGGAAGCTGCACTAAAGGAATTAGCTGATTTAGTTTATGTGTGCTACCAATATGCTGAGAATATGGGATGGTTCTTAGATGAGGCACTGGAAAGAGTGCATAAAAGTAATATGTCCAAACTCGGTGAGGACGGTAAACCAGTATACCGAGAAGATGGTAAAGTATTAAAAGGACCGAATTACAAACCACCAAATTTAGAAGATTTAATTTAATGACCGCAGAACTTATCTCCCGCACTGGTCGGGTCCAATCATGGTTGGATAACCCAGAATCAAGACTCCCAGTGAGCTGCACAGTATTTGTCGTTGAGGACTCCATGGAGGGTCCAGAGGGCATTGAGGCTAGCTGGAGGTTTGCGTCACATGCATTGAGGCATGGGGCTGGGTGTGCAGTACACCTATCAAAACTCAGACCGAAAGGTCACGAGAATGGAAAAGGCTTAACAGCTAGTGGTCCAGTCTCATTTGCAAAAATTTATTCAACACTTAATGAAACACTCAGAAGAGGTGGGGTCTACAAAAACGGGGCTGTTGTGGCTCACCTTGATATTAACCACCCCGATATTGTTGACTTCGTGCTCGCTCCTAGATCTGAACTTCCCTGGATTAAAAGATGCGTCGACCTTGATGCAGGACTCTGGAATCAAACAGATGCCAACACCAAAGATGCCATCATCTACGGAATTAAGTCCGGAGACATCTGGCTCAACAAAATAAGATACAACGAAAAAGGAGAAAGAATTTATGGCAACGTCTGTCTTGAGGTTTACTTGCCCTCACGAGGCACATGCCTGTTACAACATGTCAATCTCGCTGCCTGTAGTGCAGGAGACATCAAGCAGGCTTTCACTGAAGGTATGTCCGAATTGTGCGAGCTCCATGGTAGGACAGGTGTTGGAGCAACTGGAGAATACCTGTCAGCTAATATCGACCGCCAAGTCGGCTTAGGAATGCTAGGTCTGGCGAATTTATTAAGAAGATATAAAGTAAGTTATGAAGCCTTTGGAACTGCTTTGGCTGAAGTCAATGCCGGAGAAACGGTTATGGGACCAGCGGGTGAACTTGCTTGGCAACTTAAATTGGGTATTGAATCTGCCGCCACAGTGGCTCGCAATAATAGGATGGTACGGGCATTTGCTATTGCACCCACTGCCTCGTGCAGTTATAGAAGCGAAGATTTGGATGGCTTTACTAGCACACCAGAAATCGCACCACCTATCTCAAGATCAGTTGATCGAGACTCTGGAACGTTTGGTGTAGAGCACTATAACTATGGTGATGTAGAAATTGCCAGTGAAGTAGGCTGGGATGCTTACAAATCAGTAGCAGATCAAATTATGATTATGCTAGAAAATACGGGACTTCTTCACGGCTATTCATTTAATAGCTGGAGTGATGTTGTAACATACGACAGGAACTTTGTGGAAGAGTGGTTGTTATCACCTCAGACCTCCCTTTACTACAGTCTGCAAGTGATGAGCGATACACAAGATAAAACCAATGCGTATGCAGCATTAGGTGATGAAGATGTTGAAGATTACTTGCAGGGCATTCTCGCTACTAAACCAGATGAGAAAGAATTATCCTGCGATTGTCAAGAATAATGAAAGATCCATATGAAAAACTACTTGGGAGAAAACGAAAGTGGACTCCCGTACAAACTACAGCTGGCAAACTCAAAGAGGGCGCTGAAGAGACCATCTACCGTGCCCTTGCAATACGCCACATGGAGTTACCAGTGGGCGGGTTCATTTCAGAAGCACTTGAAAAGAATGTTCCCGACACTGCACGAACACTGCTAGAATCAAACGTTACTGACGAAGAAAATCATGACCTTGCTCTTGGGTATATTGCTAATTCAATTGGGACTGACCCTGAGGCCGAGCTCGAAGCCCTTCGACTCAGGACCGCATGGGAAGAACACCCCGACCACACAATACTAAAAGCTTTAGTT